AATGGACCCAACAGCTCCTAACTATGTTGCTCGAGTAATTGGTAACCAAGTAAAAGCTTATGATTCTGTAGATAATCAAATTGAAATTACTGGAGACTATCCTAACAATTCAAGATATGTTTATGTGTCTGATGTTAAAACACCAACTCCATTCTATTTTGATAATAATGGTGTTGCTAAAACAGCTTACACTGCTTCAATTCCTTCAAACGCTAGTGGCTCATTTATAGGCGCTACAGGTGATTTGTTCGGATCAGGAGCTAAATATTACAATAATATTATTTCTGGTGTAACTAACATTCAAGGAGTATTAAGTCAAAGCTATGACAATATGATTTCTTTAATGGCTAATGCTGATGATTACAGATACAATGTATTGTTAACTCCTGGTTTGTTTGCTTCTGAAGCTCCACTTGGTGCTTCTCAAGTAACATCAATCATTAGTAATACTCAAAATCGTGGAGATGCTATTTTTGTATCTGATTTAGTACCTTTTAGTTCAAGTGTTAATGAGGCTACTTCAGCTGCTAACGCTAAAAATACTTCATACGCTGCTTCATACTGGCCTTGGGTTCAAACAGTTGATCCAGATTCTGCTCAATTGGTTTGGGTACCAGCTTCAACTATGGTTGGTGGTGTTTATGCCTACAATGATACAGTATCAGAGCCTTGGTTCGCACCTGCCGGTATTAACAGAGGTGGTTTATCTACAGTAGTAAGAGCTGAAAAGAAATTGACTCAATCACAACGTGACACTTTATATCAAAATAAAGTTAACCCAATTGCTACTTTCCCTGGAACTGGAGTTGTAGTTTACGGACAAAAAACATTACAAACTAAAGCTAGTGCTTTGGATCGTGTAAATGTTCGTCGTTTGTTAATTGCTCTTAAATCTTACATTTCTCAAGTTGCTCAAAACTTGGTATTTGAACAGAACACAATTGCTACTCGTACTAGTTTCTTGAACCAAGTTAACCCATATTTGGAATCAGTTCAACAACGTCAAGGTTTGTATGCTTTTAAAGTAGTAATGGATGATAGCAATAACACTCCTGATGTAATTGATAGAAACCAATTGGTTGGTCAAATTTACTTACAGCCGACTAAGACAGCTGAATTCATTTACTTGGATTTCAACATCTTACCTACTGGAGCAACTTTCCCAGCGTAATTTTTTAAAAACAGAATATTTATAACAAAACAAATAAATAAATAAAATGGCAGTATTAGATCCAAACGAAATATTTTTCACAGCCTTTGAACCCAAACAGGCAAACCGATTCATTATGTATATTGACGGTATACCAGCGTATGAGATTAAAGGTGTTGGTGCAGTCACATTAACTCAAGGTACTGTTCCTTTAAACCATATAAACGTTCAACGCTTTGTAAAAGGTAAAACCACTTGGGGTACTATCCAATTTACATTATTTGATCCTATTACTCCTTCAGGAGCTCAGGCTGTAATGGAATGGGTACGTTTACACCACGAATCAGTAACTGGTCGTGATGGTTATAGTGATTTCTACAAGAAAGACTTAACTTTCGATGTATTAGGACCTGTAGGCGATATCGTATCAGAATGGATTATTAAAGGTGCTTTAATCACAGATGCTAACTTTGGTGATTATAACTGGGATACTGTTGATACTGCTGTTAACATTACAATGACTGTTCAACCTGATTACTGTGTGTTGAATTTCTAATAATAGTAAAAATAAGATTAAAAGAGCTCGCATTTTTTGCGAGCTTCTTTTTTTTATTAATATTTATAACAAAATAAGTTTATGAGCGAATTTAAGTTTCCAACAGAAGTTGTAGAATTGCCCTCCAAAGGATTAGTTTACCCGGAAGGCCACATTTTAAGAAGCGGTAAAGTAGAAATGAAGTACATGACCGCAAAAGAAGAAGATATTTTATCAAACCAAAACTTTATTTCAAAAGGTATTGTGTTAGATAAATTATTAGAATCACTAACACTAGGTAAATTTGATATTAAAGACCTAATTACCGGTGATAAAAATGCTATCTTAGTTGCTTCTCGTGTTTTAGGTTATGGTAAAGAATATTCATTTACTTATGGTGGAAAAGAACATACTGTTGATTTATCTACTTTAGAAAATAAATTATTTAATGATTCCTTAGTATCTAGTAAAGGCACTTTTACATTTACTCTCCCTACATCAGGAACTAAGTTAGAGTTTAAACTTTTAAATGAAAAAGACGAGGAAAAAATTAAACAAGAAATTGAAGGTTTAAAAAAGATTAATAGAGAATCTTCAACAGATGTTACAACAAGATTAAAATACCAAATTATTTCAGTTGATGGAAATGAGGATAAAATAGCTATTAAAGATTTTGTAGATAACTATTTACTAGCCTCAGATTCACGAGCTTTAAGAACATACATTAAAGTAATAACTCCAGATGTTGATTTAATAGCTAAAGTAATGATTGATGGTGTTGAGGAGGACATCGACATTCCTATTAATCTTAACTTTTTTTGGCCTGACATTTAATAATGTTTCTGAATTTAGATTATCTATATTTAATCAAATTCATGAAATAGTATTCCACGGACAAGGCGGTTATAGTTATGATATTATCTATAATATGCCTATTTGGTTACGTAACTATACTTTTAACAAATTAAAAGAGTGGTATAACCAATCAACTAACACTAAAAATGAAGACAGTTGGACTCAAGGTAGTGTTAAAGAAGAAGCATTAAAAAATAAACAAGTACAAGTACCTACATATGTAACAAAGGCATCTAAAAAATGATGCCTTTTCATATTTATAATAAACTACTTTAAATGGCTGACGACAAAAAGATAAAAGAATTAGAAAGTTTAATAGCTAAGCTTGAAAAACTTACTAAAACTAAATATGATCTTAATATTGATACTTCTAATATAAAACAAGTTAATTCTCAGATTAATGTGTTGAATAGAGCTATAAAGGATGCTGAAAAAGAAGTAGCTTCATTAGACAATACTTTTAATGGGTTAAACAAAGAAATAAAAGGAATTGTAGATGAAATGGGCAACTGGGGTACAGCCACTAGTAAAGCCACTAAAGCCTTTAAAAACATAGAAAACATAACCCGGCAGTTAAAATACGATGAAAAAGGGTTAAGTGAATTATCTAAAAAGGATCTTGAAAGACTTCAAAAACAACTCAAAATCAATAAAGATGAGTTAATAGAAGCCGCTAAATTAGTTAAAAAGAAACAAGAAAATTTAGGTATAGGACAAGAATTAACTGAAGAAGAAAAAGCAATATTAATTGGATATGAAGAAGAATTCAGTATAATTGATAGAATAAATGAAAAAACTAAAGAAAGATTAGTTGAAGAAAAAAAGATTGAAAAACAAATTGGTTTAGCTGGTAAAGCATTAGATGGTTTAAAGAAAATTCCTATTTTAGGAGAAATATTAAACATTGATGAAGCTAAAGAAGACATGAGAGACCTTGCTAAACAAGGTAAAGGTAGTTTTGAAATACTTGGAAAAGGATTATCATCTGCTTTTAGTGGACTAGGCCCATTAGCCATCATAGCGGGGATAGTTAAAGCTGTTCAAATGTTAGCAGGGGCTATGTTTGAAGCTGACAAACGAGTTACTGATATATCTAAAAATTTAAGTATTAGTAAAGATAATGCTAGAGGTATATATAATAATATAAAAAATACTAAAACTGATTTAGATACAGCCTATAAAACAACAACTAATTTATCTGAAGCATTTAATGATATATCTCAACTTACCGGGTTTGCAGCTATAGCTACAAATGATCAACTTGAAGCTCAAATTGTCTTAACTAAGCAATTAGGTCAATCTAAAGAAGAAGCTTTAGGACTTCAAGAAACATTTGCTGTAAATAATATTGAAGCTGATAAAGGTATAGATATTGTTTATGATCAAATAGCTGCTTTTGCTAATCAAAATAAAATAGTAGCTGATGGTAGAAAAATTCTTACTGAAGTAAGTAAAACTAGCAAATTAATCCAGCTAAATTTTAAAGGAAATACTCCAGAACTAGTAAAAACTGTTTTAGAAGCTAAAAAATTAGGGTTAACTTTAGATCAAGTTAATAAAACAGCTAGTTCTTTACTCAATTTTGAACAATCAATCAGTGATGAACTGAATGCTGAATTACTACTTGGTCAAGACATCAATCTAGATAAAGCTAGAGAATATGCTTTAACTAATGACATAGCTGGACTTACAGAAGAAATAGCTAATCAAGGTATTACTGCTGAAAAATTCTCTAAACTAAATCGTATCCAGCAGGAAGCTATAGCTAAAGTGTTTGGTATGCAAGCTGAAGAATTAGCAGATAGTTTATACAAACAAGAAACAATTAATAAATTATCAGGTAATGAAACTAAAAATTTAAGAGAACAAGCTGCTCTTTTAAGACAAAAAGGAGATTTAACCGGAGCTATTAATTTAGAAAACCAGGCTGCTGCTATTGAAGAGGGTGTTCTTAAAGGAAAAACACTTCAAGAAGCTCAAAAATCAATAGACGCTCAAGAAAAATTTAATTTAGCTATTGAACGAGCAAAAGACTTATTCGCTGATATGATAGATGGAGGATTAATAGAGAAATTAATTTCATTCATTGATAGATTAGTTGGAAGTTTAGAAACAGGAAAAAGTCTAGCTAGTACTTTATTATTTGGTCCCGCTAGTGATGCTGCTATAGCTAAATCACGAAAATCATCATTAGAAGAACAATTAAAATCAACTACTGATGAAAGTGAAAAAGAAAAACTAAAAACTAAAATAGCTGAACAAGATGCTATTCTTAAAAAGTTTGAAGAAGAAAATAAAAAAGAAGAAGCAAAACCACTTAATAGAGCTTTAGAAAATAGAACAGGAAATCTTTCTCAAGGAGTAGTAGGTATGCGTTTAATGGCTGATGGAGGTATAGTTACTAGACCTACACCGGCTATTGTTGGTGAAGCAGGAACAGAAGCAGTTATACCTTTAAACCAACTTATGGCTAAGCTTGATGCTATGACTAATGCTATTGCTTCAAATAAACAATCAGTACCAAAAATATATTTAGGAACAACAGAATTAAACACGGCAACATCTATGGGTACTTATGCTTTAAATGAAGGTGTTACAAGTTAATATGTATAATAAAATAAAACTATGGATCTCTTAAACAAACTACAAACACAAGGATCAAACCTAAC